CATCGGGTTCAGGGATCATGGGGACTCTCTTTCTCAGTGGGTGCCGGTGGCGGGCACGGGGGATGGCGTACCAACCTGGCGCAGGCGGGTGCGGATTTCAGGGGGTGTCAATGTGTTGGCTGACCGCACCGCCAGGTATCTGTAATGGCCGTCGGCCACCTTCAGGCTGAACAGGTGGACCAGACCAAGTTCGCAGGCGATCCACATGCGCCGGGCGACCGAATGCAGACGGTTTCGCTCCTTTGCGGGGAGCCCGCTACCCGTATCGGAGCGGTCCATCATCAAGAAGCCCTCGTGGTACTGAATCGACTGGCCAACCAGGGCATTAGCGATCCAGTCACAGGCAGCAGCCTCGGTAAGTTTTTCCGCGGGCACATACACCGGTGGGGTAGCCACGCCGGCGTTAACGCCCAGCCCAAGGTGGCTGCGCGTGGTATCGACAATAGGTTTTGCGTTCAACATCAAATCTCCAGGCGTGAGTTGGCCTACCACCACCGCCCAGAAGGGCGCGGCGTTTGTTTACTTCGTGAAGGTTCTTACCGGGCGAGGGGGCTGTTTTTCTCAGCCACCCCGCGATCGGTCAGGCGGCCGGCCGTATACCGAACATGCGCAGGTGCATCTGCAAGTCGGCTACACGGCGGTAGAAGGTGGCGCTCGGAACGCCAGACGCCTTGGCGGCTGCAGCCAGATCGCGGTGATTGGCGAGCAGATCTAACAGGCAGCGCTGATCACCACTCATGTAGGCAAGTGCTGCCATCACGTCGTGCCGGGTCTCAGCGTCAGGAAGCAGGTCCATGTTCTCGCCCCAGAACCATGTAATCTCGGCGGGGAGCATGGGATTTGACGACCCACCGTCTTCGTCATTGGCGGCGTTCTGGGTGGGTGCGAAGTCGTGAATTGCACGGTCAATGGCGACTACCTCCAGGGTGTCGACATATTCCGGCTCAGAAAACACCAGCCTCTGCCGGTCAGCTTTTCTGGCGTTCAAAAAATCAGTGGTGCAGTGCGCTGAGACAGTCCCGGTGAAGGTACCAGGTGCCCCACGGCTGGGGTCAAACTGCTTTTTGCGCCTGTAGATGTCACACAGGATCTCCTGACAAAGATCCTCACGCTCGGCAGGGGCCAGCCCAGCGGTCAGCGCTGCCCTATATGCACGAGTTTTGGCGGCATTCACCGCAGCCTCGTAGAAGGGGTCATTGGCCGCCGAATGGACGCCCTTTTTACGAGTTCCAGTTGACGCGTCTGCGTTGGGGTTCTTGGGGGTAACTCCAGGCTTGATTTCCGTTGGCAACATGTTTTTCCTTTTCCGTGTTCGTGTACATGAAGCCATTGGACCGGGGTTACTTCATGAAGGCACCGCAATTGCGTTTTTGGCTACCGCATTTGCGGTAACGTCGTACAACTTCCTCTATTGACTCAGACTGCGCTTGGCCTCTGAAAACTTGTCTTCAAGATTTCGCTGAGAGATTCCGGGCTTCGCGCCAAAGTGAGCGACGATGTTTGAGATAACCGCTGACTGGTTTTCAAAAACAGAGTTGGCTTTGCCGGCGGAGTTCTTGTTCAACATCACGGCCAGCATCGCGCCGATGATGTTCAGGTAAGTGGTTTCAGACCTTGGCCCAGGCAACTTTGGATTCTGTGTTTGCTCCTGAAGCGCCTGCAGATCTGCCGCCAGTTGATTCTTTTCAGCCCGAAGCTTTTTGTACTCTTCCCTGGCTGTATTCAGCTTGGCCTCGAGTGCCTCTCGATCTGCCTGAAGCGCCTGGAACGCTTCAACGCTGATAGCCGGGTGGACATTTCGCTCCACCGCATCGAAAAGAAATTCAGGCTTATCAGTTGGAAAGGTGGCCGCGATCCAGTCCTTGAGGTGTTGCCGCGATACGTGGCGCCGATCAGCCGCAACGTGCTCCTCAGTCGGAACGACTTTGCCGTTTTCTCTGCTACAGGGCAGCAAACCCTTCACGATCGCGTCGTGAATGGCCCGACACCTGGGTTCAAGGCAATCGATGTAGGGATGCTTCAGTATCCCTTTCACAACCTCCTTGCACTGGGACAGATGCTCCTCAACTTCCGCGACGGGAATGCCGCACCAAAGCGCTGCGGCTACCGGGACGCGGTAAACGGTGAAATAGGCCTGGACTGCCTCACAACTGTCGTTTTCCCATGGTTTCTTGTTCATACGGTTCTCTTTTCATTTGCATGCCGTTACCGGCGTTCCTTTTGCGGTTTTGGTTCCTTGCTGCAACACGGTACTGTGGGCAGGTCAGTCAGTTCAGGCCTCTGGGGACTCCGCTGTAGCAGCGGTAGGTGCTTTGGCTGGCTCCATGTCCTTGGCCCCAATCTCGATGGCACGGGTCTGCAACTGACGGAAAGTGCCTTCCTGGATACGGTCCTTGAGTTGCCAGACCACCTTGTGGGGGTTGAGCAGCAGTACGTAATGGAAAGGCCCCGCTGACCCATCCTTGGCATCGATGAAGCCGAGTTCGACCAAAGAGCGCATCCGGTCTTTCCAAGTGCTCAGCGCCCGCTCACCAGAAAAACCAGCCTCTACTGCCAAGGTCATGGGGTTATCAATGACCAGCAGCGAGTGATCAAAGGTTCGGCACCACATGACGAAGTAGGTACTGCCTGCGGGCTTGTTCTTGGTGAGCGCATCGATGATGTTCATCACCAGCGGCATGGTTCGCGGGATCGTGGTGAACCCGCTGACAGCCTTGCGGTTCCAGAGCATCTGCTCGTCGAGGTCGGGCCAAACGCTGTCGCGCAGGGCCTTGGCTTTCTCCTGCGCCTTGGAGATCTTTTTGGCGGCGGCTGCGTTGGAAATGTTCATTGGGGGCTCCCGTGAAAGTGCTTGTGCGATGGGGAAATTCTAAGCCACGGAAGAGCCAACTCACAATGAGAAAAGCAGCTCAATCTAGCTCCAGTGAGCGTCCGTTATTGCCAGCTCAACATCTGAGTAGATATCCCCGGAAGACTCTACAATAACGTGAGATGTTTTGTTTCACGTCTGAGTTTTGCTGTTTTTCTATATAAATCAATTACTTACAATTTTTTTGCTGTATTCACTGTGTTCCGTAATCAAGTTTCAACGTAATCATCGTTATCGCGTGCCGACCACGGGAGCTGTCACGATGGACTCCAGATCCGGTTTTACGGGCGTGACGGACGCGCTGTCAGGTGGTTGGCTGCCGAGTACAGGCGAGTGAGAAAACACCCAGGCTGCGCCGGTATGAACCTTCATGCCAGTCCAATCTCCACGCCCCATACCCAAAAAGCCCCCAGCGAAGCCCCCAGCAGCCGTTGTGGGGGCGATCCTGGCTCTGGCCGTCATCCGCCTGCACGACCGCCGTGATGGACTTGATAACCTGACCGAACAGAGCGTTAGTACGGGGTGTCCTGACCACCAAGGAGAACCCCAGTGACCGAATCCGTTGTGGCCCGCGTGGCCGCCCTCAAGACTGTCAGCACCGCCGAACTCAAGCAGACTTGGCGGGACCTTTTCCACCAGGAGCCGCCGCCCTTCAATCGCCGCTTCCTTGAAACCCGCCTGGCGTACCGCATCCAGGAGTTGGCCTACGGCGGCCTCAAGCGCGAGAGCGTCAAGCGCCTTGAACTGCTCGGCGAGCAACTGGATGGGGGCAAGCTGGAGGTCCGGCGCCGCCGCCTCGACAACCGGCCCATCGCAGGGACCCGTCTGATCCGTGAATGGCAAGGCACCCCTTTCGAGGTGCTGGTCTGCGTCGACCACTTTGATTACAACGGTAGGCGGTACAAGTCGCTGTCGAGCATCGCCCGCGCGATCACCGGTACCAACCGCAACGGTTGGGCGTTTTTCGGTCTTGGCTCGGCAAGGAGCGCGTGATGACGGCGGAGCGTCGCCTGATCTGCGCGATCTACACGCGCAAGTCCACCGAAGAAGGGCTTGATCAAAACTTCAACTCGCTCGACGCCCAGCGGGACGCTTGCGAAAACTTCATCGCCAGCCAGAAATCAGAAGGCTGGATGATGGCGCGCGAGCGCTACGACGACGGGGGCTACTCCGGCGGCAACATGGAACGGCCCGGCTTGAAGAAACTGCTTGATGACGTCCGATCCGGCATGGTCGACATCATCGTCGTCTACAAGATCGACAGGCTGTCGCGCTCACTGGCCGACTTCGCCAAGTTGGTCGAGATCTTCGACGAGCACAAGGTCACCTTTGTATCGGTGACCCAGGCGTTCAACACAACCACATCCATGGGCCGACTGACGCTCAACATCCTGCTGTCTTTTGCCCAGTTCGAGCGCGAACTGGCCGGTGAGCGCGTTCGCGACAAGATCGCTGCCTCGCGCCAGCGCGGTATCTGGATGGGCGGCATGCCACCCCTGGGATACGACGTTGCCGACCGAAAGCTGATTGCGAACGCCGCCGAGGCGAAGATCGTTCGTGAGGTGTTCACGCGTTTTGCGGCAACGCCATCGATGTCAACCCTGGTCAGAGACCTGCGGGCGCGAGGGGTCACGTCTAAGGCGTGGACCACAGCCAAGGGCATCGAGCGCAAGGGCAAACTGATCACCAAGGGGCACGTCTACAAGATGTTCAAGAACCCGGTCTACATCGGCATGGCCGCCTACAAGGGCAAGCAGTTCCCCGGCGAACACCAGCCCATCATTGACCAGGAGTTGTGGGACACAGTGCAGGCGTTGCTCAAGGCTGGAGACAAGCATGTCAAAGGCGGTACGCAGTGCCGCAACTCGACATCCCCAACACTTCTGCGCGGTCTGCTGTTTTCACCCGAAGGCCGAGCCTTCACCCCCGCCTGGACCAGCAAGGGGCCCAAGCAATACCGGTACTACGTCAACACCGACTCGATCAAGCTGGGCAAAGAGGCCTGCGAGGTCTGTCGCGTGCCAGCCGGCGAAATCGAAGGGGTCGTCGTTGAACAACTGCGTGGGGTGCTGCGCTCCCCGGAAGTTCTGTCGCAAGCGGTGCACGAGGTCACATTGGCCCGCCCTGACATCAGCGAAACCGAAGCGATCCGTCACCTGCAATCCATTGATGAGGTTTGGGATCACCTCTTCCCAGCTGAGCAGGCCCGCATCGCAAACGCGTTGATTGAAAGGATAACCGTCCGAAAAGATGGGATCAGCATCAAGTGGCACACGAAAGGGATGCCGAAATTTCTGCGTGACTCTGTCATGCAACCTATCTACAAGGAGGCTGCATGACGTTCACGGAGGGCAGTTCGGAGGTCACTGATATTCCTATGTCCTTTCGCCCACGGGGCGGGAGGACTGTGATCGTGCTACCCGACGGTTCGCGAGGCGTGGTACGCCGCGAAGCGACGATCGACAACACCATGATCAAAGTGATCGCACGCGGTTTCCGTTGGCAGCGACTTCTGTACGACGGCACGTACGCGACCATTGAGGATTTGGCCGCAGCCGAAAAAATCAATCCGTCCTATGTCAGCCGAATCCTACGGCTGGCCTACCTCTCGCCGGTCGTCGTACAGGCGATCCTGGATGGCAAGCACCCCGCTTGGCTAACGATTCGGCACCTGCTGGAGCCGCTCCCTACAGACTGGAAGCAGCAGGAAAAGAAGCTACTCGCTCAATTCGGAACCTGAGACTTCAGAGCCGCATCCAAAGCCGCCAGGGTAGAAACGCCAGCCATCGGCTTGCGGCTTATCAAACCCGAAAACAATACCATCGAGCCCGAAGCGGTCAGGTGGGGCGCGGCGTACTCTGCGCAGTGGTACTGGCCCCAGTACTTGCTCTCGAATGATTCGCGCGCACGGCCGACATCCAGATCTACTACATTGCCTAGGACTGTGCCAGAACGCCCGTTGGCTGCAATGAGTCTCAAAAGTTCGGCATCTATGGCCAGACAGCACTGGTGTGGTTCCTTTTGCCCCCTCTTCAGGCCCTCATCGTGGCCATGCGCCGCAAATTGAGCGCAGCGCACACGAGCTTGGTCTCGCAGCGAACCTTCTCTATGCCTCTGAAGCTGAACTGCCTGAATCCCAGCACCTGCTTGATCCAGGCGTTGGGCGGCTCCACGATGACCTTGCGTCTGCGGTACTTGTCGCGGCCCTCATCGGTTTGCAGTTTGATACATGACCGACAACAGCCTGGTATGGAAGGCGCGCAAGGAGTTCTTCTCCGGCGACTTTCCCGCTTGTTCGCTGGTGGAAGTCAGTGCACTGGCGTCCA